TAACCGCAACTCGCCAGAAGCAAGGTCAGACTGCAACTTAGTAATTTGAGCTTTTGCATTTTCGTTTGCCTTTTTCAATGAAGCTGCTTGGTCATCCGCAGCTTGTTTCATGTCTTGTTCTTTCTCATGTTGAATAGCATTTAGACGAGCAACTTCCGCAGCTTGTTCAACATAAGCCTCATGGTGTCCGTAAAAGTACGCACTGATAACCATCGCCAAAGCGCCAGCAAGTATCCAGGGATTCATTCTTTATCCTTTAAACACATCTCTAACTCTTTTTTGAGTCGATTGATTTTCTGTGTGCCAAGTTTTCGCTCTTCCAAAGCCCACCATCTTGCACCCAAGATAGTAACTACGACCAAAAGGATGGTCAAGACAATTGCCGTTATTGATAAATAACGTATCGTCTTGTCATATCCTCCTGAACTAGCAGACTTATCCCGCATATCGTCCCAACAATTGTGAAAATTGCAAAGATGATAGCCAAAACAAGAAAAATGTTCTGCCTTATTACAGTTAAACGGTACTCACGTTTTAACCTTGCTTGCTCTTCCAGCTTCTCTTTCAAAGCCTTGGCAGCGGCTCTCTCATCATTCAGACGCTGGCGCTCTTCAACAATTTCACCCCACAGGTCTGGCATTCCCAGTTCCCAACGCACCATGTGTTCAAGGTCTTTGTAGTATTGACGAATTTGACGAATACGCATCACGTTATCAATGGCTTCCATCGTGACGTTGCGTGGCTTGCCAGCGGCAGCATCCTTCTTGGCTTGCTCTTTTTGCTTTTCGTGTTCGTCTTCTAGGTGCTGCTGACCTTGAAAGAATGTGGATAGGAATCCACCGACTTCAGAGGCAATGCCTGACAATTCACCGCCAGTATGCTTGAGGTCTTTGTATATCTCAATTGCACCCTGGATACCCGCATAGGCAGCTTTACAAGCAGCGAATGCGGTTATCGGGTCAATGACTTACCCCTTACAGACCTTCGCCTGGGGTGATGTAAACAGAGGCGTTTGCTGCGTCGCCAATAACACGGGCGTAAACGTTACCGCTTTGGCTTACTTGTGGTCCTGAAATCACTTTGTAAGCGTAAGGAGGCAGTGAAATAACATAACCAGGACCATTGTCTGGCAATGCCACGTTAAATGTGTTGGTTGGATTAATCCAAACATAAACAGCAGAATTAACGTCTGCGTTTGCAACAAAATACTGTTGACAAGGGCTGTCAGCAGTAATGGTAAACACGTTTGACTGTGTGTTAGCCGACCCATTAACCACCACTTTGACGGTTTTGCCCATAGGCTGAAATGGAATGTTATTAGCCATCAGTACACCTTCTTGCCGCTGCCTTCAGTTGGGCTTTTCTTGGTGTTGTAGCTGGGCGTTTCCGAGAAATCAAACACGGAACGGAAGCCACCTTTAGGCAGCTCACCTGGTTGCCAGCGTGTTTGTCCAGGAGAGCCATCCCGTGGCAACTGAGGACGAACAGACTTGGCAATCTGTTGGTTCATGGCTTGAGGGCGCTTTACGGGCGCATTAGCCATGTGATTGTTTTCGTGCGAATTTTTATTCGTCCACTGATTTTGTCTGTTGTTGCTTGGCATTACTGCGCTCCTTGTTTGTCACCACCAGATAGGTGAACATGATGAATATACTGAATGTCGCCACTCTTGTCCAATCCCCCGCCCACAGTGCGTAACACGCTAGGGCGAAGCTCATCGACAACCCCAATATCGTTATCAATCGGTCTGAGATGACCTCTAACGCTAGGCGAAGCAAAGAAACCGAATCCATGATTAACTCCTTTTAGAAATGTAATCATATTATCATGTATCCTCTTACTCATCCTCATCAGCATGGTCAAAAAACCCTGACCCGTACTCGTCATCCGAGATTTTGGCTTTCAGTTGCTCCAACTTCAGCGCACGGTCAATGATTTTGGTCTTGTCTGTCAAAGAAGCAGTAGGGTCAGCCATCGTGGTTTTCAGCAAATCAGAAATGGCTTTTTCTAACTCTTGATTGATACCTTTGTCTTTTTTCTTGCTCATCGCTTGGACTTTTTTTTAGTTGGCTTTTTGGACTTTCTAGCCGTTGAAAGAGCAATCGCAATAATTTGTTTTCTTGGGCGACCACCTTCTTTGGTGAGCTTGCTAATGTTTTCTGAGATGGTTTCACGGGATTTACCTTTTTTGAGTGGCATTAGTAGATTCCTAGAAGTTTGTTAAGACCGTAACCCGTCATTGCTCCTACTCCCAAAACACTGCCGCCTGTAATCCAAGGCAACAAACCTGAAATTGCTTTGTTAGCTGCCGCTTGGTCAGCTTGGCTATCTTTTACAACTTTTACTTTGGCAAGCAATTGTTCGGCTTCTTCAGAAGAGACAATGTTTCTTTCTTTTAACCCTTTGATGTACGACTCAGAATTACTGATAAATTGTTCTTTTGTTGTTGCATTTCTCAGTGCAAAAGAATATTTTTCAATATATTCTTTATTGCTTGTTGTCATTTTTTCTAAAGATTGTCGGCTTTCAATTCCTTTAGCTATAGCATCTTTTGCGCCTTTTTCCAAAGCTGTTGCACCTTGAGTTTTTTGCAATGCTTTTGCTTCGTTCTGCTCAAAAACTCTGGCGTACTCTTTGGCTTGTTTGGCAAGCGCAGGAAATTCGTTCAGGTACGATGCTTTGGCAGAATCCAACCAGGCTTTGATGCCATCTGCCGTGTTGAGTTTGGACAATTCATTAGCCGTGTGCTGGGCAGCAAAAGGCTCTAGCGACTTGTTGCTGATGCCCATCTTGTTTAGCACTTGAATTTGCTCTGGCGACCTAAACACTGCGCCTGGCAATTGTGTAACGTCGGCGGTGTAAATGCCTTTTAAACGTTCCACTTCTTGTGTCAAAGCCTTGCCCACGGGGGATTCGTAAGCGTTCAAAGGCTGCATCATCTGAGCGTAAACGTTGCGGAATGTACGACCAGAAGGGGCAAAACCTTTTACTTCTGCGCCAGCTTCATCCACATATCCGTAAACAGAATCTTCCAAACGTTGGGCTAACTTACCCATAGCTTGCTGTTTCAAAGCGTCTGCTCCAGTTGCAGAAGGCATGGAGGGCAGCTTTTTGGTTTCCCGAATAACTTTTTCAATCTTCTCAATTTCAGACCGCACCGCTTGACCCTTGACTTTGCGGCTGACAAGAGAGTTTCTTAAATCCCTTGCGGCTGCAACTTCATACTCGGTGTATTTGCCAGCATTTATTGGGTTGGTCATGTCGTTCAAAAATTTCATGAACTCTTGACCAGTTTTAGACTGCGCCCAGAATTGACCAGCTTTCTCTTTGGCTTTGCCTTCGTTGAAATACTTGTTTTTCAGTGTTTCAGCTTGCTTGCTAGTCGCTTCTGACAAATTCTTTTCTGTGCCCACTGCCAATTGACGCAACCCAGTTCCAACTTGTTGTTCGTTGGTAACGGGAGCAATTTTGTTTAGTGAGGCTTGGCTTTCTGCTTTTGCAGTCTGAGCTTCTTGCGTGAAACGTTTGGCAGCATCACGCAAGTTTGTTTCTTGTCGTGCTTGGTCAGAATAAATTTTCTGTTGACCGACTTTTTCTGTCTCTGCAACTTTAGAAATCGCTTTTTTGGTCAAGTCTTCTGTGCTGGTTTTTAACGTACCCAGCGCTTCTTCCAAAGGCTTGCCTCTGACTTTATTGATAAATTCAACGGCAGAGCGTCCAGCTTCAACAGCTTTGGGTGCAGCTTTTAAAGCGGCTTTTGCGCCTTGACCCAAAATCTGACCGCCAGTTTCATATTCAGCTCCTGTTGCAACATCAGCAAGTGATTGTTTAATTGCTTCTCTTGCCGTGGGAGATTTTTTGTATCCCAAAGACTCTTCAAGAACGTCCAATCCTTTTTTGGCAGTTGCATAACCAGCGCCAGCGCCACCAACAGTACCCAATGCAGTGCCCACTGGACCAAGAACAGTGCCGCCACCGCCACCCAGAATACCGCCACCAACCGTGCCAAGAGCTTCTACAGTAGGTCGAACAAACTCAATTGCCTTCTCGCCAAAAGGCGTTTCTGGCGCTTTAGGTTTTTCTTGCGTCTTTTGAATGTCTGACAGTTTGAGTGGTGTTGGAGAATCGTTTTGAACTTC